ACCGAACTGACCCGCAAGGGCACAACATCCGTATCGTCGGCTTCAAGGGTGAGGAGGCTCACGCCGGGAGACGGATTCCCCGTGTGTTGGTGGATGTGGAGCACGTCCTCCGTCAAATCGCCGTCTGCCTCGATCTCGGCCCCGCCGGTAGTGAAGGAAAGAGTGAGACGGTACGCGCCGAACGCGAAAGCCGTGTTGTCCAGCGGATCGGTCACGTTGTCCAGGGACACCGCGCCGCCGGTGCCCGTAGGAGCCGCCCACCGGAACAACGTGGCGGAATCCCAGAACGGGACCATCGTGTTGTCGGGAGAGCCGGTAATCGCCAACTTCGCCGGCTTTAGCGTGTTATCTCCCGGCAGGACTTCGATCCACGACCCCGCCACCTTGAGGAATTGCCTGCCCGTATCCGTTTCGTAGAAGGTCGCGCCGTTGTCTACCGCCGCTGGTTTCGTATCCGAGGACAGGCCGACCAGCTTGTTCCCGCCCATGTACACGATGGCGGCGTAAGTAGGCACCGCCAGGAGGAGGAAGGCCAGCGCGAGGAGTCTTTTCTTCATTGTCACACCACCTTGGATGCTATGACGAACACGGTGCCGTCTGAAAACTTGGCGCAGTATTCGGTTAGTCTGTTTGGAGACACGCCAGACGCCCTCACGAAAGCGACCACGGTGTCGGCAGTAGGGCTTGACGGTTCGGATACCGCCGGCATCGGCAAGGCCCCTATTTCGTGGTCGGCGTTCCAGTTGGACGGACGCACAAGGGAGTCATCCGCACCATCAGATTTCGCGGAGACAAATGTGTGCTTTATCGCCACAGCCCGTTACGCGAACTTCTGCTTCAGGGCGTCGATCTCCGCCTGAAGCGCACCGAGGACTTCGCGCTTCGCCGAGATTTCCGCATTCAGGGAGGCCATCGCTTTCCCGTGGCCCTTTTTCGCATCGGCGAGTTCCGACTCCATCTCCCGGATCGCCTCGGAGTGCTCCTTTTCCGCCTTCTTCCTTGACGTGGACAGGGAAGAAAGATCGGCGTCCAGGGACGCCTTTTTCTGCTTCCTTTCGGATTCCGCTTCATGAAGTTCCGCGTTTATCCTGGCGCGTTCCGCCTTCACGCTTTCTCCGAGAGCGACGATCTCCCTGTCGTGATCCGCTTTCGCGGCGGCGATGGACGCAGGCAGTACATCCAACTGCGACTGCATCTTCGCCAGCCTTGCTTCCAACTCCGGGGCCAGCGACACCGAGGCTGCGTAAGCCTGCATCATCTTCTCGATGTCCTCGAACGCCTTGAATCCGTTCTTCATCTTCTTGGCGAGGCTGATCGCCTCGTTGATCTGGTCGCTGTCCATCATTTCCCTCCCACGAGCAGTAGATATACGTCGATCGCGGTGGTGCCATCGCCGGCAGATACCCGCGGTCGTATCCCGAGGACGTTTTCGAGTACCGCCTCGATCTTCTCTGCGGTGACGGAGAGGAGATTCCCCTGCGGATCGTTCAGCGTGGCATACGTCGCGGGGGCAAGTTCGTTCGATCCCTCGATGATGCACGTCCCGCCCGCTCCGAACGTGCCCTTGACGTGTACGCTCCGGTCGTTGTGCGCCGGTTGCTGGAACGGACGCCCTGTGTCTCCGTTGGCGAGTGCCGGCCACTTGACGAGTGACCCCCCCTGAAACCCTGTCGCGATCAACTGATAGTCGATGACGGACATTTGCTACCTCCTTTATTTTCCTGCCAGGGTGAACACTCGATCAGACGCTTGAGCCGCACCGCACGTTATTTTTATTTTCCTGAATGGCCTCAAGTCGGGCATCAGAAGCAACTTGCCTCCCGTGGTCGCCGCATAGGTGAAGTCGATCAGAGCCGTCGCGCTGTAGTTCGAGGCGATCGTGTAATAGTTCGTGCCGTCGTAGCTGCCGGAGATCGCGATTGCCGCGCTGTCGATCGTGGGCACATTGAGGTAGGTGATGTCACCCACCTCTGGCGGTATGGTGATCGTCGTCGTGGTGTTGTCCGCAACGATACCACCCGTGACCGTGCCCGATGCGGTCCATGTATAGTCCGCCTGGGCGACCAACGGCGTCATCAGGAGAAGTGCCAGAACCAGCCAACCGAATCGTTTCATCGTAACCTCCTTGCTTACTTGGTCAGAATTTCCCGAGAACCCACAGTGTCCACCTCGAAATGATAGTGGCACCCGATGACCACGGGGTTGTCGGCAGGTTCGGTTCCCGAAGAAGTGATCCGCGTAAGCCTCACGAACATCTGACTCGCGATGCCGAGAGTCGTGAACGTGGTGATGTTGGTTATGAAGTGCGTATTCGCCGGCGTGTCGGCCGGCACCGTGACTTCCACAACCTCCGTCGTCGGGGAGGGGAAGGCAGACCCATAGTTTGCCTGAGCGTACTCAATCTGCCACTTCACCGTCCTCGCTGCGCCCACGTTCGTGCGACTGATCCAATGGATGTGGAAGGTCGCCGTCGATCCCACTTTGCCGTCGTGCGAGAACTCCTGCGGATCGAAGTCGTGGACATCGTTTACGGCGAAGGAATACCCGCGGAGGTTTCCGTTCCACGTGACCAGAGAGGGATTCCCAGCCCCGGTTGTCTTCGGGGGAGACATCGGGAAGAAGATGTCCTTCCAAACCGTCGCATTCCCCTTGAAATGCAGCGTCCCATCGGCCTCGAAATCGGAGAAGTTACCGGGGGGAGTCGGATCGCCGAACAGGCGATGGAACCACTCGACCCATGGGGGAGACGTGACGATCATGGACCCATCAGGCCCCACCTTGCCGAGCGGCGTTTTGACGGGGGCTGGTGCGCTCATGTGATATCCGCCCACGCGCCAAGGATCACGCGCTTTACGGGATCGGAGATCGTGAGCCGGAAGATCCGGTCACGGGACGCCCCGAGGCGGCGCCACACCATCCGTTTCCTGTACTCTCCAACCTTCCCCATCGAGGCGTAATACTCGTTTGACCACGTTTTTCCACCGTTGTCCGACCACGACAACCCCGCCTTGGGGTCGCTTCCTTGCCCCACTTGTGTCCCTACCCCGGTTTCGGCGTCGATGTGGAGCCGGTGATACGACAGCATCCGCCCATCGTTCTTGTCGGCGAAGTGCTGTGCCTGGCGGATGGCCGTGAGGGGCTGCCCATCATCGTCGAAATAGGCCGCAGACATCTCGTAAATCTTGCCGTTGGCCCGGTAGTCGCCGATCAGGTGCTTTCCGGCGAAATATGCGTAGCAGTTCCCGGTGTGGCGGCGCACCGAGGCCGCTCCACCTATGTAGGTGGACCGCTCGTGCCAGAAATTCGTCGTCGCATCGTACACGATCGTCCAGTTCCCGGTCGGGAAGGTGAGAACGTAGAACGTGTGCCCTGAATCCGTGTAAATGTACGATATTGCATCAGAAACCGTACCAAGTTGACCGATACGGTAGTTGATGGCCGGCGGGGAGATGAGTTCCGGCACGTTCCCGGTCATCCTCATCACGCCGACCAACCGGCTGTCCCTGTTTTCCCGGATGCTCCCGAGGAAAAACACCGATCCGGCCCCTTGGGCCACCGAAAACGCCGCGGCGTTGCCGAATTCGATGGTGCCTCCCGGCATTTTGGAGAACGGGGACCCCTGAGACGTGGGCGTTCCGGAGTTGTACCATACTTCGGAGGTTTCACTCTTCAGGAACCAAAGCTGGTTGTGCGCCGATAGCACCGAAGCGATCGGTTCCGGAGATGCAACGGCAAACGCCACCGCCAGAGCGTTCCACGTGGAACCATCGTAGAGATCCGACACCGCATAACCCATCGAACCACTCGATATAACGATGAAATAGCCGTCCAGATACGCCACCATCGTAGGATTTGTCGGGAAACCGCCGCCGGAAATCTGAGAAAATGACGCCGTGGAGACGTTGTAGAGATACCCGACTGACCCATCGACGAGGACCAACTGATTCCCGCCAACCCCGTCCTTGCTCAGTCCGTTGTTTTCCATCGAAACGGGACCGGTAAAGCTCGCGATGGTGCCGATTTCCGTTGATGCTCCGCTCCCGTCTGCGACATACAACTTGTTCCCTGAAACGACGAAAAGAACTCCATTGAAATTATGGTATCCGCGGATGACCCCGGTTCCGATGGTAGCCCAGAGGGCCGTCCCGGGCGTGCCGATCAAGGAGAGAGGGGTTTTCGAGTCCTCGGGAGACACTTCGGGGTAGAAATTGATGGCCCTGGAGGCATCAATGGCACCGGAAACTGCATTGTAGGTGCCACCGACGAACGGTATCCTCACCCGTCTATTCCCCCAGGTTGATGTTGAATCCGCCGATACGACTCGGGATCTCTATTCCAGCGATCACCGGCTTGGAATTCATCGCCTCGATCACGGCCCGCGCCCTCATGGCCTCGGACTTGATGGCCTGCGGCACGACGGCACCCTTCTCATGGAAGTACCCCGGCCACAGATCCACCGCCAGATTGAGCCGTAACGCCCTCAGGTAGGCCGGATGGAGGGTAATGGTATCAGCGACCGTCCCGAACTCCGTTAGGGGCTTCTGACCCCCGAAATAGAGCGTGTAGGCCGCATCCGGCCTCGGGTAGATGTTGATCGTCCCCGTCTGGACCGCCTGTTGCGTTGCCCCTGGGTCGTAGTAGAGCGATTCCGGGCGCCCCGAGACGGTCTTCAACCCGTAGGCGTTCCACTCCCCGAGGGTCACGACTCTCATGGGGATGTCCTGGCTGTTCGAGTCCCGGGTGAACGCCTCGGTGATGACCGTCGGTTTGGCTGAGGTTATGTCCGCCCCGGACGCCGCGATCGTGTACTCCCCGTCGTTGATCGTGAGCGCGTGGCTCTGCATGACCGTACCGACGACCATCGTGCTCTCGGTCGCCCACTCATCCAGAAGCATGTTGAGGATCTTCAGGGCATCGGCCGCCTCGTCGTTGTCCATCGCTTCCGACTTGGCGATGGCACCGATTTCCAGAAGGGAAAGTCGGATGAGATCGTAGACGGTGAGGGTCATCACATGCCCCGCAGGAAGTTCTTCATCTGTTCCGCCGTGATCGCTTGTTGCCCCTCCAACGCCCGGACGTGATTCACCAGCCAGAAAAGAACCTTGAACAGTTTCTCTGAGGACACCTGCCGCTGCTCGTCTGCTTCGATCAACGCCGCCACCACAGCAGGATCAGGATCCGGTTGAGGAACGTACACGGGCGTCCCGTTGACGACGTAATTCTCTGTCGTCACCCGGTAGCGCATCAGTTTTTCATAAGGCTGTTTCCTCTGCTGCGGGTACTCGATTTCTGTACATTTCCCGTAGCGGTAGATGATCCCCGTCGTGTTGTCATAGACCGTGTAATCCACGGCACCCGACACGACCGGAACCAGCATAGCGACCAAGAAGATTAAGATGCGAATCATGACCGCCTCCTTATTCGACTACCGCTACGGCGCTTATGGTGACGTTCAAAGGGTTTGTTGCCCAAGTAGGGCAGACCAACTTGAAATTGATGTAGTCTCCCGCCGTTACGGCTATAGACAGCGATTCGTTGTTGAAGTTCTTCGTGTAACCTGTGTCACTTATTGTTTCCACAAGATAATCCGTTGCTCCGTTTAACCTTATGTATAAAGAAATGGCCTCCGAACTCCCTGCTGCCGCTGGAGCAAACCATCTGGCACGAGCAACAGTTATAGTGCCATCCTTCGGTATTACTTGGAATGCGTAGCCAGATTGAGTAGCATACGGGACGGGCGTTCCTGCGGCAAGAAGGTATACGCCATCTGCGTCTGATGGACTCCAATTACTAACAAAGGCAGTAATGGTAGATGAATTCGTTGCGGCCCCTGATAGCGTTCCCGTGACCGTAATGTTGTCCACGGTAATGCTGCCTGCCACAAGATTGTCGATCCCCGTGATTACCCCGCCCAGGACCCGCACGTTGTCCTTCGTCCAGATCGTCGCGTTATCGGAACCGGTCAGGAGTAGTTTGATGACGCCGTTGAACCAAACGTCCGCTTCGCCATTCGCATCGAGGATCACGGGATTGGCGTTCGCCACGTCCCCCGCACTCGTCGTGTAGGTGGACGTTGGAGTCGTCGTCCCTGGGAGGTACGTGTAGAGTTTCCCGCCAGCCAGCGGCGTGCTCGTCCCGGTCACGTAGGCTTTGAACCGAGGGTACGGCAAGAGGCCCTGCGTATCCGCCCCGGCGAAGAAGGCCATCGACAGGACGGACGCGAAAAGGACGAGGGCGAGTACGAGGGAGCGCACTCTCGGCCGGCGGTAAATCATTTGTTCTTGCCCTTCTCGCCGAACTCGACGCCCTTGGGGGCCGCAGGAGCCGATCCGACTTCCGCTTCGGCCGCGGCCTTGGCGTCCGCCGCCGCCTTCTTTTCTGCCTCCAGGGCGTCCTTGGCCGCCTGCTTCTCGGCTTTGGCTTGCGCTTCGGCGTCCTTCTTGGCCGTATCGGCCCGCATCTTTTCGAGGATTTCCTCGGCCTTCATGGCGACTTCGTTCTCGTGGATCTTCGCCTTCAGGTTCTCCTTCAGTTCCTTCAGTTCCGCCTCGACCTCGACGATCCGATCCTTGAGTTTCGGGATCGTGTTCAGGGCCGGAGGGACGCGCTTGAACCCGCGGGACAGCGCGAGGTCCATCGTCTCCTGGCTGTCGGCCTCGATCACCCCGTAGTTTTCGTGGTAGAGCTTCTTCGGAAATGTCTCTTCGGGCATCACATTCTCCCCTCTTTTTTGTTGCGGCGGTTCATGAACCGTTTGATCGCCTCGGACTTCTTCTCCTTCTTCGGCGGCTTTCCCGTGGCGAGAGACAGGCCCGTCTTGGACTGAGCGATCCGCGCCGCCTTACCCTTGTCCATGCCTTCGGCCTTCATCGCCTCGTACATCTTGTCCACCTTCGTTCCCGCCGGCACGACTACTTCTTCTTCCCGCCCGTCGGCACCGAGGTCTTCGACGGAGAGGCGTACCCGTAGCCGCCCTGCCCCTGCACCGGCTTGGCGTTCGGCACGTTCGCTCCGCCGCTCTTGATCCCGCTCTTGCCAGTGACCGGCTGGATCTTCTTGCCGCCCAACGATCCGGCTTTGCTCATGGTCATGCCTCCTTTGCAGGCTGATAGTTGTCCATCACGGTTTTCAGCAACGCCGCGCTTTCACGCAGTTGCTCCCTCGCCTCGAACCCTTCTTTCGAGCGAAGGCGGTCGAGGAACGTGTAATCCACGCCCCGGAGGATCGGCTCGAACACCGAAGTACGGGAAATCGTCCGGTCCCCGGCGCCTTCCAGGATCAGGCCGTTGTCCCGGCAGAACGAATATATCTCCGTGCCTTCGATCGGCGTGAAGTAGAACGCGCTCGGATGTTCGGGGGCGATCTTGTCGATCATGATCGCCGTGGAAAGAGCCTCTGCCTTCGTCTCCGTCGGCAGTCCGTACATGTACGTCGCGAAAATCTTGATCCCGTGCTTTCGGCATATCCGGGCCGATTCGATGTTCTGTTCGACCGTCGTGCCCTTCTTCAGAAAGTCGAGCACGCGCTGACTGCCGCTCTCCATGCCGATCACGAACCAATCGCATCCGACGCTCGCCAGGCGCTCCACCATCTCTTCGTTCCGGCAGATGATGTCGGCCCGGGAGCACGCCGCGATCGTCGCGCCGAACTTCTCGCGCTCGTACAGGTCGCAGAACTCCATGACCCACTTCTTGTTCAGCGTGAACGTGTCGTCCCAGAAGGTGATGCTCTTGAAATCGTACTTCGCCTTGAGCATCCGCAGTTCCGCGACGACGTTCTCCGGACTCCGCATCCGGTACGGCTTCCCAAACACGGCGTTCTCCGCCGGCTGACAGTACGAGCATTGGAACGGGCACCCGCGCCCCGCCAGCATCGTGATCGACGGCAGGGCTTGTCCTGGCGCGAAGAAGCACTCCATCTCGCGCCGATAGTCGAACAGTTCCCGATCGACCCATGGGATCCGGTTCAGGTCGGGCTTCTCGCCGCGGATGACCCTCGGCAGACCGTTCCCGAATTCATGCAGGCATACAAGGTCGGGGAACGTCATCTCCCCTTCGCCGATGACCACGGTGTCGATTTCGGGGATGTCGTACCGGCTCGGGAAGATCGTCGGATGAATGCCGCCGACGATGACCTTTGACTCGGGATGGAAGTGCTTCACGATCTTGGCGATCATCGGCGCGATGACCGCATCGACGGGAGACACCGACAGGCCGAACACGTCGGCATCCGAGGCGGCGATCCTTGCCGTCATTTCCCCCGCATCGGCGAGTTGCCGAAGGTCGATCAGCGACACGTCATGGCCCGCCGCCTTCGTGGACGCCCCGATCGACGCGATGCCGTGTCCGATCCACGAACCTTCGCGGTCCCCCGGCAGACGATTGGCGCAGAAGCCCGCAACGCCAACGCCGCAGTAGATGAGG